GCATCACCATTAACTACCTATATTAAATGGCTATCTATCCCGGAAGATATTCCATTTCCAGAAGAATGTAAGTCATTAAATATTAAAACTATTTTGAATCTAGCAGAAGAAGATCTATTTGCTGGATTGATGATGAATCAGCTGTTCAATGACGCATATGCTTATAATTATAGCATTGAAGATATTGCTAGACTTCATAAGAAACATAATAGTACTTATAAGTTTAATTATATTAAGCAAGTTCCTAAACTTCCTGAACCAGTTAAAAAAGAAGAGGTTAAGGAAGTCGTAGTGCATAAGAAAACTAAATATAAAAGACCTAAAGAAAAACCAGGTATTACAGAAGAAATCAACCCTGAAGAGAATCCAATGCTGGTTAATGTCTATTATGATGGGGATAATAGACAAGTTGCTTATGTAACCAGAGTTGATAGGAAAAGGTATATTGAGATAGTCGATGACAATGTTATGATGTATTATGGTAAAGATGATTATCTTAATGTTAGTGATGCTGCTAGATTGAAAAGTGAATTGGTTTCTTATAGATACCGTAATAAAACTATTGAAAAGCATAAAGAAGAACATCCTTATGATGCAATCTATAATGTAGATCTTAATATTGCTATTCCTAAAACAGTATCTTGGAAAGAGAATCATCCTAATGCTGGTACTTATAAATTAAGGATTAACTATATTGATATTGAGTTGTATCAGGAAGGTTATGGAGTAATTGACTTCTCTGATTTGAAAACTTCAGCTAGATTAATTCCAGTTAACTTGATTACTATTTATGATAATTATGATGATAAATATTACACTTTGATTTACAATTTGAACCGGTCAGAAATTAAACCTGAACAAATTAAAGGATATTTAGACTATAAAGATGAATGTAATTTTGATGTAAGAATTTTTGATAAAGAAACTGATTTGTTTTTGGAGTTCTTTAGATTGCTAAAAGAATTTGATCCAGATCTAGTATCTGGATGGAATAGTGACGAGTTTGACTTACCCTATATCAAATATAGAGCTGAATTTCTTGGTATTAAGAATCCTAAATTGGCTCATAATAAAGTGTTTGGTATTGAATATAAGACTCTTACCAATAAGCACAATGAAGAAATTACTTATTGTATTCCTAAACTTGGCTATTCGGTTGCTTTGGATTATCAAAGATGTTATAAAGAGAGAGCTTTTGGTAAAAGAGAAAACTATAAGCTTGGTACTATTTCACAATATGAACTTGGTATTACTAAACTTGATACTGAAGATGGTATGGATAAGATCTTTAGAGAAGAACCTGAACGTTTTATTGCATACAATATTAACGACGTTCATCTGGTTAGAAAGCTTGATGAAAAACTGAAGTATATCGATTTGTGCTTTAATATTATCCAGTTCGCTAATATTTCTTGGGATAGTGTTTATACCACACTTCATATTGTTGATGGCATTCTTTATGAGTATTTGATTAAGCAATCTAAAGTAATGAAGATTGTTAATAGAGATGTTGAAAAACAACCTTTCATGGGCGCATATGTGAGAAAACCAATTAGTGGAGTACATGATTGGTTAGGTGATTTGGATCTTACATCTCTGTATCCTTATATTATGGCTAGATATAATATTAGTGCAGATACTTATGTTGGAAAACTTGATTTTGAAGATAGTAAAGAATACATTTATAACAAGGAAGGCTTTATTAATAGTAACAAGAAGATTAATCTATATCTTAGAGTAGATGGCATTGAAAAAAGATATGAGATTAGTACTAAAGGCTTCCATGATAAAATGATTAAGAATAAGTACATCATTACTTATACTGGTACTATCTTTAAAAGGCATGAAGATAAGTTGTCTGTTTTGTATGAAATTATTCAGATGCTTATTTCTAAACGTAAAGAGTATAAGGATCTGATGAAAGATAATATTGGCGTAAATGATATGCTGGTTGATAGATATAATGGAATGCAGATGACTGTTAAAGTTATTACTAACTCTTTGTATGGAGCTCAGTCTAATAATAGATTTAGAATGTATGATTATGAAGTAGCTAGATCTATTACTACTACTGGTAGAGAAATTGCTAAAGTAGCTGCTGTAGTTGCCAATGATCTGATTAATCAAATGATTAGAAATAAGAGTGGCAAATTTAACAGTGTTGAGATTCCTTATGATTGGGAAGAAAAATCTGATGATATTCTTAGCAATGTTGTATATGGAGATTCAGTTACTGGAGACAGTTTGATTAGAACTGGTATTGGTAATATTCCAGTTAAGGATATTTGGGAGACTCAAATGAAAGCCTATCCTGAATTGTCTAAAACTGGTGAGATTAACACTGGTTATGTTCAAATGAATGGCAAGGAGTATATCCTGAATCCTAATATAACAATACTTGGAGTAGACGACAGTTTATATATCCCAAGATACATTATGAAACATAAAGTTAAAAAGAAACTGTATAAAATTACAACTGAATCTGGTAAGTCAGTTACTGTTACAGAAGATCATAGTCTTATTGTTTATAGAAACAATGAGAAGCTGGTTATTAAGCCAACAGAATTGATTGACACAGATAAAGTGATTGTGATATAATTTAATAGAAGGAGATGTTGTTTTATATGAGTGATAGAAATATAGTCGATTTTAATGGCTTACAGACATATGATAATAATATTAAAAGATATATTAGTGAAGTTGGTAATACAAACTATGCACCAATGTCACATACGCATTATCTTGGAGATATAGGTTTCACTCCAGATAATGGTACTATTCCAAACGATGATGTTTATAGGTTGAAAGGATTTAGAAACTGTCAAATCTTTGTCAATTACGATAGCGATAATATTAATATTGATACTGATAAATATGACTTAGCTTATATTAATGTTTCTAGAGATATTAACATTACTTTAAGAATCGGAGCTACCGAAGGTGTGTCTCCCAAGAGTCATGCTAGATGCTTAAAGATTATTTTAAATAATGCCTATAATCATAATATTACTTGGAACTATAGTAGTAATTTTATTTGGAGAGATAATGATGTTACTTTCTCTGATGAAGCAAATAAGGTTGATATTGTCGAACTTATTACTGCTGGATTAGATGCTAATGGAGAAGTAGCAGAAATTAATCCTACTAGTAATGTTATTTGGTATGGTAATATTTCTAAATCATATTAATGAAAGGGATTGATTAACAAATGGGAGTTAAACAAGTTTTTACAAAAAAAGAGGCTAGAGAGATTTGTAGAAGACTCGGGCTTTCTGAAATAGCTTTGAGTAATGATACTTGTATTGTTGCTCAGAATGATAAGGGTCATATCTATAAGTTTCCTATCGGAGTTCCTGGCAAGGTAGAAGTTACTAATAAGCCAGTTGTGAATGCTGTTAAGGAAGAAAAGGTAGAACCTGAGAAGCCAGTTAAAAGAAAGCGTGGTCGTCCACCTAAGAAAAAGAAAGTGGAGGAAACAGAATAAGAAAGGACTGATTCTTATTGAATTCAGTATCTAAGAATATATTAGATTTACTTAAAGTTATTGCACAGAATCAGATGCAATTAGCTAAAAAAGTAGATGAGATGAACAATAAGCTTCAGGAGTTTTTTGATGAAGCCACTACTGAACCTCCAGTAGATTTAGAAGAATTTAGTATAGAACCTGAAAGAAATCCTCCTGTTAAAAAGAAAAAGATTGACAGTAAAATGTTTGATGAATTTGTTCTTCAAGAAAAAGAAAGAAGAACACCGAAGGGACAAGCTACTCAGGTTAAAAAGAAAACTAAAGTTACAGCAAATCCTGGCATTAATGCTAATAAGATAAGGATTATAAATGGAAGTGATGGCTCTGACATTTCAGATGAAAGTACTGTAGTTTCAGCTGATATTGATTCAATTAAACCAACTGATTCTGCTAAAGAAAAATTGAGAAAGCTAGGTATGCCACTTCCTTCATTATCTAATGCTGCTCCTGAATTAGCAGATATTGAAAAGGCAAAGATTTTAGAGGCAGAAATTGCTAGAGAACAAAAGAAAGCTGATTTAAAGAAACCTAAAGAAGAAGTAAAAGAAAAATAAGGAAGTGTTATTTTGAAATTGGTATTGGAACACTATGCTATGTTTATATGCATTTGGTGTGCTGAATATATGATTGCAAATCTTATTTAGAAAGGGAGTATTTTAGTGGCAACTAAAGTTTTAACAGATACTGGTCATTTTGATATAATGGATTATACTGTTACTAAGTTTTATGGTAAAGATATTTATAAGCCTTATAAAGAGTATGGTGTTAAAGCATATTTCGAGGCATTGAAAGAAGCTATTAAAGGCATTGCTTCGCCGCCTTCATATATTTTGGTATTTGATAATAAAAAGTATACCTGCAAGCTGTTTGTTAATCAGAAAGAAGTTAAACCAAAGAATCCCGGTGAGCTTCAGAAGAAGATTGATAAATATAAAAGGATGAAGTTTAAAGAGAATACCAAGGAGGATAATAGTAATGAAGGTTAGACTTATTGCCGAAACTAATAACCCAGAATATGTTGTTACATTGGCTGCGGCTACTTGTTATAGTGATAAAGAATACACTGAGCTTTATGATAAGTGTAACGATAAAAAGTATCAGGAGACCCTTATTACTAAACTTCTTTCTAGTGGGCATGAAAGTCCTTTTGAGCATGCTTGTTTTACATTCTTTATTGAAGGAGTATCTAGATCTATGACTCACCAATTGGTAAGACATAGGATTGCATCATATTCCCAGCGATCTCAGAGATATACTAAAATGAAACCTTCAGAATTTAATATCCCAGAGAGTATTAGTTCTGATCCAGAAAAGAAGAAAGCTTTTGAAGAACATCTTAAAGATACATTCCAGCTCTATGATGAATTGATTGCTGGTGGAGTTCCTAAAGAAGATGCTAGAGAGATTCTTCCTAATGCAACTCAAACTACTATTGTAATGACTATGAATCTTAGAGAGCTTAGACACTTTATGGAATTGAGAATGTGTAATAGAGCTTCTACAGAAATTAGAGCAGTTGCTGATGAGGTTTATTCTATTCTTAAAATGTATCATCCTTTACTGGTTATCGGTGCAGGACCCAAATGCTGGTATGGTAAATGCACTGAAGAACATAAAACTAAAGATTGCCCTAAAAAGAAAATTTAATAAAC